ATGTTAATGCAATGTCTGAGGTTCTGACCCCTGAAGCCTTGCCCTTTGTTATACCGCCAAAGGATTGGAAGACTGTGACCTCCAACGTGACCCACAGTAACGTTTGGATTCGCAAGTTCTCTATGATTAAGACTCGTAACAAATCTTTGTTAGAGGAGCTAGATGGAGACCCCTGCATGCAGCAAACTATTGACGGTGTTAACGCATTGCAACAGACAGCGTTTAAGATTAACAAGCGCATCATAAAGCTACAAAGGCAGTGTTGGGAATCGGACATGTCATGGGGTGGAATACCTGCCAGAGGCGAGATAGAAATGCCCCCGTCACCGTTTCCTGATGTACGCACTAGAGACCTCAATGAAGAGGAGCAAAAGGTTCTTTGGAAACACAAGAAAGTATGCCAAGGACTCTACGAAAAACAGACCTCAAACCTTAGCAAACAAGTGTCGTTTGAACTTAGCCTAAAGGTAGCTGAACGCTTCCAAAAGTTCCCTGCATTACACTTCATTTATCAGTGTGATTATAGGGGACGTGTCTACCCGATTGCTCAGTACCTCAGCCCTCAAGCTAACTCAATTATCAAGGCTCAACTAACGCTGGCTAATGGCGCACCGATTGACACCTATGAAGAGTTGACGTGGTTGTACCACCATGCAGCCAATGTGTTCGGATATGACAAGAAGCCTATTGCAGAACGCATACGTTTAATTGAGGAAATGATGCCTGAAATCATAGCCATTGATGATGACCCATTGAACAACACAAGCTGGAAAGATTGTGAAGACCCGTGGAATTTCCTAGCGGCTTGCTTTGAGATTGCAGCGTTCCAACGTGAGGGTTATGGGTTCGTATCACACATAGGAATTGCACTGGATGCCACCAACTCTGGCTTACAGATATATTCCTCTATGCTTAGAGATGAGGCGGGTGCAAAGGCTACCAATGTGACTGCCTCTGAGACTCCCGCAGATGTCTATAGGGACGTAGCAGAAATAACCGAGCGTAAGTTACTGGAAGAGGCTTTGCTGTCCACTAATGAGGCTGTATGGGCTAAGGCTTGGCTTGAGTCTGGACTTGTGGATAGGGGATTAACGAAGAACCCAACGATGACCAAAGTTTATTCAGCGACTTTGTTTTCATGCAGGGACTCAGTGCGTGACAAGCTGACGGAACGGTTCGACACTGGCAAGGCTATTAACCCTTTCGGTAAAGATGAGGATGCTTTTATTAGAGGTACTTTTTACCTAGCAAAAGTTATCTGGTCATCTATTAGCGAATGTGTTGTTAGTGCACAAGAGTGTATGGATTGGATGACAAAGATTGCTAGGGATGTATCGAAGTTACAGATACCTATTATCTGGCAGACACCTTCAGGCTTTAAAGTTATCCAGCAATACCCTGAGTACAAGTCACTGCGGATACAGACTCACATTGATGGTCACTTGATGCGTCCGAGGTTGTCTAACCCTGATTATCAAAAGGTCGATAAGAAGAAAGCAGCGAGTGGACTCTGCCCCAATTTTATTCACAGTTTGGATTCCAGTTTCTTAATTCTGACCATCCTAAAATGCCAAGATCAATCACCTCCTTTAAAAAACTACTGGATGATACATGACTCATTTTCAACAACAGCTAAACACGCTGCAACATTAAACAGATGTTTAAGAGAGGAGTACGTGCGTATGTTTACCGAGCATGATGTCATTAACGACTTCCGAGACCAGATGCTCAAGGCTGTGCCTGAAGTAGATCAGCCACCTAAGCGCGGCAACCTCGACATTAATGAAGTTCTTAACTCTAAGTATTTCTTTAACTAGTGCTTGACTTGGCACACTAATGCTGAAAGAACATTAACGTGCCGTTACACACTACAGTACCGAAATGACGGAGTAGCCAATGGAAAACCAGATAGCCCTTATGATTTTTTACATCATCAATGGGCAACCAGTACCCCTAGATATGACAGTAGCCCTTCTCGCAGAGGGCATTGATGTGTCTACCTTAGAAGCTAAATACCAACGATAAAGAGAGTATCAGATTATGGCAGCACAGAAAATGTTAGTGACCCCTAAAGGCTCTGCGGAGTGGGTAAAGTTGTTTACACCTGACACAAAGTTTAACCCACTAGGTCAGTATTCTATCAACCTAAAAGTGAAGGAAGACGAGGCTGAGTCTTTAACTACTGAGTTAAATAGGCAGGTGGATGCTTGTTACAACAGCGAGTTAAAGAAGAATCCCAAACTAAAGAACAAGATGGTCAAACGCCTACCTTACGAACAGCTTCTTGACGATGACGGTGAAGAGACAGGCTTCATTGAGTTCAAGGTAAAACTCAAGGCCCGTGTCGAGATGAAGAATGGTGACAGCTTCACACAGAAGCCAGTGGTCTACGATGCTAAAGGCCAACCTATCACTAAAGAACTATCAATCGGCAACGGCTCCATATGTAAAGTCGCATTTGAAACTGTGCCTTACATGCTTGCTTCTACCAAAGAAGCTTCAGTATCTCTACGTCTAAAGTCTGTTCAGTTAATTGAACTACGAGAGTTTAATAACGAAGAGAATCCCTTTGACACAGAGGAAGGATATACCTTTGAAGAAGACAACAGCCCGTTCACCCAAGAAACCAGTGCCAAAGCAGAAGACACCAGTGAAGGTGACTTCAGCGAAGAAGAAGACGAAGACTTCTAAAGAAGTTAAGTACCGCAGCGGCTTGGAGAAGAACGTAGCCTTCGACTTGAACAAGAGGGGTATCAACTTTCAGTATGAACATGAACGAATCCCTTATGTTGTTGAACGTAAATACCTTCCAGACTTCCAGCTACCCAATGGCATCTATATAGAGGCCAAAGGGTGGTTCAGGGACGAGGACTGTCGCAAGATGCGTCTACTAAAGGCGCAGTATCCAGACAAAGAATTTAGATTCTTATTCCAAAACTTAAACACTAAAGTCCAATCTAAAAGATTCACGAACCAGCAGTGGGCAGAGAAATATAACTTTGCCTATTGTGAGGGGCGTGTGCCTGAGAGTTGGCTTAAGGAAACGCTAAATGAAAACAAGAAAGAGGACTGACTATATTGTCATCCACTGCGCTGCCACCAAGCCTAGTATGGATATAGGATTCACTGAGATTGATCAGTGGCATAAGAGGCGTGGCTGGCTTGGCTGTGGTTATACTTGGATAATCAGGCGTAATGGAGTCATCGAAGCTGGACGCGCACTCGAAGAATGTGGGGCGCATGTCAAGTCATTTAACCACAACAGTGTAGGTATCTGCCTAGTTGGTGGTATAGACGAAGATGGGGATGCGGAAGCTAACTTCACTCAGAAGCAATGGGACACTTTAGACTCACTCGTAGATGTGATGACTAAAATCTATCCAAATGCCGCAGTGGTTGGTCACAATGACCTTGACCCTAATAAATCATGTCCAGTATTTGAGGTGAGCGAATGGATGAGTCAGATCAAGGAGATTCGTACCTCCTAGCAGGGAAGTTACCCTGCCCTAAAAGTGATTGCTCCAGCAGCAATGCGTATCATATATACAGCAACGGGTGGGGCCACTGTTATAGCTGTGACTCAAATATTCCAGAAGATGTCGAACAGACAAACAGAGAGGTGGCACCGATGCAGCAAGGTCTAATCCCCAAAGGTGAGCATGTGTATATGAACAAGCGAAAGCTTGATGCCAGTACATGTGTATTGTGGGATTATACTAAGTCGGACTATAAAGGTACTACCGTTCAGGTGGCTAATTACAAAGACAAGAAAGGTCAGACGATAGCGCAGAAAATACGCTTTCCTGACAAGTCTTTTAAGTTCCTTGGGGACACTAAAAACATACCTTTGTACGGTCAATGGCTGTGGCCTAGTGGCGGTAAGATGGTGACAATCGTAGAGGGAGAGTTAGATGCCCTTTCCGCAAGTCAAGCGCAGGGGAATAAGTGGCCTACGGTGTCTGTACCGACAGGTGCAGCAGGTAGTGTTAAAGCAGTTAAACATAATATTGAATGGCTGCTTACGTTTGACCGTGTGAACATCATGTTCGATATGGACGATGTAGGCCAAGAAGCTGCACGTAAGGTTGCTGAACTGTTCCCTCCACGTAAGGCTCACATTGCTAGACTACCTCACAAAGATGCCTCAGACATGCTACAGCGTGGCTTAGGTGCGGAGGTTGTCACGGCAATGTGGGGTGCAGAACCATACTCACCAGCAGGTATTGTTAGTGGCTCACAGCTACGTAAGAGATTAGAAGACCGTCCAGAAGTTCAAAGCTATCCTTGGCCTGACTTCATGGAAGGTATGAACCAAAAATCTTATGGCATACGCTTAGGTGAACTTGACGTTTTTACTTCAGGCTCAGGTATGGGAAAGACCACCCTTATCAAACAGTTTCAGCACCACTTCATGCAGACCACTGACCTTAACCAAGCACTCATACACTTGGAAGAACCTTTAGAAGATACAGCCGAGGGCATCATAGGAATACACATAGGCAAACGCCTTAACCTTCCTGATGTCCGTGAGTTTGTACCTGATGGGGACTACTGGCAGGGGTTCGATGAGACTTTCGGTGCTGTAGATACTAATGGTAACTCACGGCTTAACGTCTACGATGCCTTTGGTTCTCTTGATGAAACCGACCTGTACAACAAAGTTCGTTACTTTGCTACAGGGTTAGACTGCAAGGTTATCTGGATTGACCACCTCTCTATACTTGTTAGTGATTTAGGCAGTGACAGCCAAGATGAACGTAGAGCCATTGATTCAATCATGCACAACCTTAAGATGCTGACTCAAGAGCTAGGGATTTACATAGGCTTGATAAGTCACCTTAAGAAAGCACCGCAGGGTAGATCGTTTGAAGAGGGCTACGTGCCAAGTTCAGATGACCTCCGTGGCTCAGGCTCGATTAAGCAGCTATCGAACAACGTCTATGCAATCTCACGTAACCAACAAGAAGAAGACGATACCCAACGTAACACGTCTACGTTAACTGTACTCAAGTGCAGGTACACAGGTAGGACAGGTAAGGCAGACTATCTGCTATTTGATGAGGCAACAGGCCGCATGGTTAAGGGTGCTTCACCTGAAGTCCAAGCTGTGTTTGGTGCTTCAGACTTTAATTAATCACTCCAGAGAGAGGATGTTATGCGTTATATATTCGATTTAGAAACCAATGGCCTACTTGATGAGGTCAGTAAGATTCACTGCATTGTTGCAGCTAACTTAACTACACGGAAGTTACAGAAGTTCAGCACCGAGGCAGGGAATATCGAAGAGGGTCTACAGCTACTTGCAGATGCTGAAGAACTCATAGGGCATAACATCATGGGTTACGACCTGATGGTGATTAAAAAGCTTTATCCTACTTGGCACACTACTGCTAAATTAACAGACACGTTAATACAGTGTCGTCTTATATGGGGGAACATAGGAGAGGTTGATGCGACTAACCAAACCTTGCCCCCGAAGCTGAGAGGTAGACACTCGCTAGAGTCTTGGGGCTACCGCCTTAAGTGTCTCAAGGGTGACTACGGTGTCAATGCAGATTGGGAAACGTACTCGAAAGAGATGCTTCAATACTGCGTCCAAGATGTACTAGTCAACGTAAAGCTATACGACAAGATCATCTCTAAAAACTACAGCCAAGACGCTATGGATTTAGAGCATGACATCCACCGTATCTGCCTAGAGCAGCAGACCTTTGGGTTTCCCTTTGACGAAGAAAAGGCAGCAGCACTTTACGCCAAGCTGTCGGGTCGCAGGGATGAACTTAAACAGATTATGGTAGATACGTTTGAGCCTAACATCATTGAACTGAAGACCAAAACTAAGACCCTCCCCTTTAACCCTACCTCACGTCAGCAGATTGCCGACAGACTTCAAAGACGCGGTTGGAAGCCCAAAGCTTTTACTGAGTCAGGACAGGTCATTGTCAATGAGACTACCTTAAAAGAGATTGAAGGTTCTATTCCTGAAGCGTCTTTGCTTTTGGAGTACCTGATGCTCGTTAAACGTGTCGGTCAGTTAGCGGAAGGTAAGAATGGTTGGCTCAAGCTATCCAAGAACGGACGTATCCACTACTCCACTAACACACTAGGAGCAATCACAGGACGTGCTACAGCCAGTAGACCTAATGTGCAGCAAGTGCCTAGTGACAGAGCAGAGTACGGCAAGGAGTGTCGAGAGTTATTTTACGCCCCTAAAGGTTGGGAGCTATGTGGCTCCGACCAATCGGGTATCGAATTGAGATGTTTAGCCAGCTACATGGCGAAGTGGGACAAGGGGGAGTACGCCAAAATCATTCTTGATGGGGATATTCACACCACCAACATGGAAGCCTTGGGATTAACTGACAGGTCGGTTGCAAAAACATGGGCGTATGGATTTTTGTACGGGGCAGGTGTTGAGAAGCTAGGCAACATAGTTGGCAAAGGTAAGAAGGAAGGTAGTCGCCTAAAGGCTAAGTTCTTAGAAGCGTTACCTGCCTTAAAGAACCTCCAAGATGACGTAAAGAAACAAGCTGAGTTAGGCAGCGTTAAGGGATTGGATGGTCGAAAGATTCCTGTACGCCACCAACACGCCTCCTTAAATACTTTATTGCAATCATGTGGCGCAATTCTCGCAAAGAGATGGGTCGTTACCTTCCACCAGCTATGCAAGGAGCAGGGCTATACCCACGGTGTCGAGTTCCAGCAATGTGCTTGGGTACACGATGAAATTCAAATCTTAGTTAAAGAAGGTACAGGTGACGTGTTCGGAAAGCTTGCTCAAAAAGCTATGCGTCTTACAGGTGACTATTACAAATTCGGAGTTCGACTAGATGCGGAATACAACATTGGAAGATCGTGGGCAGACACCCACTAACATTAACACCTCGTTTGAGGATGGAGAATGGTGGGTACGGGGTAATGCAGATGGGTTCAGACGCAGGGTAGACCCCCATAACAATAAGAACTCCAAGCGTATGTTTGTGGATGGTAAGTACATCCCCCAATCTCACCCATTGTGGAAGTCAGGGCGGTACAAGTCATTCAATGACGCTGCCTTTAGTTCACTAAAAAACTACCCAAAATCTACAATCGGATGTGTCTACGTCATTAAGAATCCAGCATGGCCCGAATGGGTCAAGGTAGGTAAAGCTGTGGATGCTGAAGACCGCCTTAGTAGCTACCAAACCAGTGACCCGTACAGGTCATACATCCTCCACCACCACATTGACGTACCTAATCGGCATGACACAGAACTTAAGGTTCACCAAGAACTAGAACTTGTCTGTGACGATAGAAAAAATGAGTGGTTCAAAATTAACTTAGACGGGGCAGTCGCTGTCCTTAACAAACACTAGAAAGGAATAACCCAATGGAAACAGGAAACCTATCGCTAATCATAACCTTTAACAGTGATTGCACGTCAGTGAAGTTTAAAGGTGAATGTGATGGTGAACCCACGATGGAACACAGTGCCTACGGTGCAGCCGTCTATGCCGCAGTGCAGGACATTGTAAATGAGGAAGAAATACTCATGCACTACTTGGAACTTGCCACCACTTTGTACGGTGAAGAAGATGATGAGGAAGTGCCTGAGAAAAAGCAGTTTGAACTTAAATTAGTCCACTAAATTGGAGAGTCCAGATGTCCCGTACCACCTTACTATTAGACGGTGATCTAATTGCGTACCGTATAGCCGCAGCACTCGAAAAACCTACCCACTGGGGTGACGGTTTGTGGACTCTCCATTGTCACGAAGATGACGTTAACAAAGGCTTTGTATCTAAGGTCGAGCAAATAAAAGCAGAGACAGGCTTAAAGGAAGTGGTAGTGGCTATCTCTAGCCCAACCAACTACCGCAAAGACATTAACCCTGAGTATAAAGCTAACCGTAAGACTACTCGCAGACCTTTGTGTCTCTACACGCTTCTTGACTTCGTTAAGGAGCAGTACAACCACGTCATCTTAGACAACATTGAAGCTGATGATGTCATGGGAATCCTAGCAACCCAAGACCCTGACAAGTACCTCATTGTCTCCGATGATAAAGACATGCTGACCATACCTAATGCACGTATCTGGAAAGATGGTGAAGTTGTCCACATCTCTGAAGAAGAAGCTTACGAACACTTCATTACCCAAGCACTCAAAGGCGACCCAACAGACGGTTACTACGGTGTTAAAGGTGTGGGTGAAGTGACAGCACGTAAGCTAATTGATAAGCACCGAGGCACCCCTGAGAGTCTTTGGGAAGGTGTACTAAAAGCTTACAAAGGTGACGAAGCAGAAGCACTACTGAACGCACGTATGGCCCGAATACTCACAGCAGAGCTTTGGGACAATG